TGCACCCATAGATTATCCTTTTATGGTTAGTGCAACCCTAAATTCAAGACCCGGAGTAATTATTCCATTTACCTATGACAATATAGTAGTAGGACGAACAACTAGATTCTTAGATGATCGTAAACCGGTATGGTTAAATGACTTTCAACCTGGATATGTATTTGGTACTGATTTACAGCATGCTAATTGGCAACATGTAATTGTAACCGAAGGTATATTTGACGCATTGTCGATTAGCGGGCTTGCACTCATGCACAATACAGTAAGTGATGCACAAGCAAGATTGATACGTACCTTGGGTCGAGAAATAACTGTAGTGCCAGATCAAGATCAACCTGGTATGGAGTTGGTAGAACGTGCCTTGGAGCTGGGTTGGGCAGTCAGCATGCCTGAGTGGGAAGGCTGTAAGGATGTAAACGATGCTGTAATCAAATATGGTCGCTTGGCAACTTTGCTAACTATAATGCAATCAAGGGAAACCAGCCGAATCAAAATAGAAATGCGGAGAAAACAAGTTGTTAAAAGAATATAATGTAGATGTTCAGCGTTTGTTTTTGGAAATGATGTTGTGTGACGCACAGAGTTATGTGCGTGTGCAGAACATTTATAATCCTGAAAACTTTGATCGCAATCTTAGAGCAGCCGCTGAGTTTATCAAGGAACATTGTGAACAACATCATACCATGCCAGATCGAGCACAGATATCTGCAACCACAGGCATAGCATTACAAGACATTCCAGACTTAAACGACGGACACTTTGATTGGTTTTTGGAGGAATTCGAAGCGTTTACTCGTAGACAAGAACTAGAACGTGCAATTTTGAAGTCTGCAGACCTGTTGGAGAAAGGCGAGTTTGATCCAGTTGAAAAACTAATCAAGGACGCAGTACAGATATCCTTAACCAAGGATATGGGCACTGATTACTTTGGCAGCCCGGGAGAACGTATTAACCGATACTTTAATTCTGGTGGACAAGTGTCAACAGGTTGGCCGCAAATGGATCGATTGTTGTACGGTGGATTCAGCAGAGGTGAACTCAACATCTTTGCTGGTGGTTCTGGATCAGGTAAGAGCTTGGTCATGATGAATATTGCACTCAACTGGTTACAACAAGGACTCAGCGGTGTTTATATATCGTTAGAATTGAGCGAAGAACTGTGTGCTCTTCGTACAGATGCCATGTTGACCAGCATGAGTACCAAGGACATTCGCAAAGACATATCGACTACTGAACTCAAAGTCAAGATGATGGGCAAGAAAGCGGGCGAATATCGTATCAAGGCATTTCCAGCACAAAGCACAGTAAACGACATTAGAAGTTACATTAAAGAAGTACAGATACAGACTGGTATTAAGATTGACTTTGTTATGGTTGACTACTTGGATTTGTTGATGCCGGTCAGTGCCAAGGTCAGTCCCAACGACTTGTTTGTCAAAGACAAGTATGTGTCGGAAGAACTGCGTAACTTGGCCAAAGAATTGGGCGTGTTGTTTGTGACAGCAAGCCAGTTGAATAGATCAGCAGTGGAAGAAATTGAATTTGACCACAGTCATATATCGGGTGGTATTAGTAAGATCAACACAGCCGACAACGTGTTTGGTATCTTTACTAGTCGAGCAATGCGTGAACGTGGCCGTTATCAAATACAATGTATGAAGTCACGTAGCTCAACAGGCGTAGGACAGAAGATTGAACTGGAATACAACATTGAAACCATGCGTATTACAGATCCCGGTGAGGATATGACCAGTCAAGGTCCCAAGCCCAGTATTATGGATTCTATTAAATCTCGTAGTGATGTTACTCAATCTGACAGCCAAGAAGACATACCCCGGGTCACAGCTGACATACAGAGCAGCAAGCTAAAACAATTGCTCGGACAAATAAAAACAACTTAACATGTATGAAAGATAAAAAATATTTTTGTTACGAAATTTACAAAAATCTTGCCATAGCGTCTGATCCATCCGGAAAGGTGGGATACAGTCCTTGCTCTTACTATCGAGGTTTTATTAAAGTTTCAGACGATATTGATATTTCTAAAATTTGGAACAGCCAGGAACATGTAGCGTTAAAACAATCAGTAGAAAATGATCAGCCAATACCTGGTTGTGCCAGCTGTTATCAAGAAGAAGCTGCTGGCTTAAAAAGCAGAAGGATGGGCTCAAAAGAATTTTATGAGATTTTTCAAAACAATACCGATATCGACATTTCAGGTCCTCAGGGATTGGATTATAGGGTGGGTAATTTGTGTAATCTTAAATGTGTTATATGTGGCCCTAGTAATAGCACGTCGTGGATTCCGGACTACTCACGCATATACCCAGACCGATCAGTAGAGATTTTTAAGCATCGAAAAAACGAACAGATTTTTTTATCCGATCCCAAAGTAGTTGAAAATATTAATATTGTGCATTTACACGGTGGTGGTGAACCGCTAATGAGCAATGCCCATATAAAGTTACTAGAACTAATACGCGATACAAAAGGATTATCGGATGTACGTATCTTATACAATACCAATGGCACGATCAGGGCTAGTGATCAGGTACTTGAATTATTGAGTCAATGCCGGTTAATAGAATTGTATTTTAGTATAGACGATGTTGGATCAAGATTTGAATACCAACGCACTGGTGCTAAATGGACAGAGATAGAAGATAATATTTCTTGGTACAAACAGAAAATGCCGCACAATCATATGTTTAACATCAATTGCACATGGGGATATTTGAATTTTTATTATCTGCCGGACTTAGTAGATTGGTATAATAAAAACTTTTCTACTAATAGATATGGGGATCCAGTTAACCTTATCTTTCAAAAGGCCCTGGGGCAATTTTGTTTATCTTACATATCATCAACTATGTTACAAATGTTTAAAAAAAGATTTGCCAATTATCCGACCCTACTGCCTTTGCTATATTCATTGAGTATAGATAACAGTAAGGATCATTCTGAATTTTGGAATTCCATACAAAATATCGATAAGATAAGAAAACAAGATTTTAAAAATCTTCACTCTGAATGGAGTCAATTACTATGAAGATATTATGTACAGGTAACCCTTCTCATAATACTATAGCTAGTGCTATACATCGGCTGTTTCCGTCTGCTGAATTTGCTAGTCGTGCTACCGGTTACGATCTTAGATTTTGGGATAAAGGAAGCGAAGATCATTTCCGTATGTGTATTAAAAACTATGATGTTTTCATCAACAGCTCTTATATTTGCAGTGGGGGTCAGTTAGCATTATTAGAAGCTACACACACCGAATGGGCATTAGCGGGCATACATGGTCATATTATTAATATTGGAAGTTCAGCAGAATGGGAAGGTATTAATACCAAATTTGATAGCTACAGTATACAAAAAAGAGGACTACGAGATCGTAGCTTACAGTTAAATGGCAAAAAATGCATAAAAACCTCTCATATTATTGCAGGTGGTCTTAACGACAAGTTACCAGGACACGAAAACTGGTTATCATTAGATGATATTGCTGACACCATACTTTGGATATTACAAAATAAAGTACAGATACCGTTGCTGCAAATACAGACTTAGTAGTAAAGTCTAAATAATTATTATAATAAATACTCAAAGAGATTATTTTTATGCAAAAACATACACGCAGTATCTTGGAAGAACTAGATACGATCTATCAAGATCGCTTTCAGGATCGAGACCGCCGCTACATTGTAGAAAGTCGTGCCACTAATGTGATTGCCAGCGCCATTAGATTAATCGAACAGATTGAATCTGCTTATCCTCCGGATCAAGCAGATAATTTAGTAAGAAAACTTTTGAATGCAATTCGTGACAAAGATCCTAAAAAATTTACAAGAACCGTGAGAAGAACTGATGCAGATTAACGAAGGCGGTAATGTATTCAAAGATACAGCCGGTAATCCACTCACCCAGCGTATTGCTCAAGCTGATGTCATGCCCACTGCTCAATGGCTAGAGAAGATTACTGGCCTTGACCTCACTAAAGACAAAGACAAGCGTGATGGCAAGCCAATTCGATGGCTAGGATCGACTGGCCGCAAGGCTGATTCAGGCGATCTAGACATGAGTGTTGATGCTGGCGAAATGACAAAAGATCAGTTGGTCGCAGTGTTAGCACAATGGGCCAAGAGTAAAGGTGTGGATCCTGCCAAATACATCAAAAAATCAGGCTCTGCTGTGCACTTTTTTACTGCCATCAATGGCGACCCTAAGAATGGATTTGTACAAACAGACTTTATGTTTAGTAATAAACCAAGATGGACACAATTTGTATTAAGCAGCGATCCTCGTAGCAAATATAAAGGTGCACTGCGCAACATCATGATGAACAGTATGGCCAAGGCCTTGGGATACAAGTTGAATCAAAACGACGGTATTATGGATCGTGCTACCAATGAGTTGATCACAGACGATCCTGCTCAGGTAGCTCAAATGCTACTAAATCCCAATGCCACAGTGGCTGATCTTTACAGCGTAGAAGCCATCCTAAAATCATTGGAAGCAGACCCAAAACGTGCTACCAAGATTGCCGACTTTAAAGCACACATGGATCGCGAAGGCATACAGTTCGACGAAGGCATCTACGAAACAACAGAACTCTACACTGAATATAACGAAGTCAGCATCATGGCCCGTTTACGTGATCGCATTGTAAATCAAGGTATGCAGGTCATTGTGGAAGGTGTGCGTATTGAGCACCCCGAGGACATGATATTTGATCAGCGTCCCAGTGCTGGTCTCAAGCAAGCACTAGATGGCATCGTAGCTGCTGCTCGGAATCCTAGTGAGACCACAGTTAAATGGGACGGAAAACCAGCCATTATATTTGGCCGTAAACCCAACGGGGAATTTGTGCTGACTGATAAGTCGGGATTTGGTGCCAAAGGCTATGATGGATTGGCTACCAACCCAGAACAGATTGCTAAAATTATGAATATGCGTGGTGGCGAGCGTGGCGAACTTATTGCTCTTTATCAACGATTGTTTCCTATGCTGCGTCGTGCAGTACCCGAAGACTTTCGCGGCTATGTTCAAGGCGACTTGTTGTACAGTGAAGCACCTGCGTTGAAGGGTGATAATTATGTATTCACACCCAATACTGTAACATATACAGTGCCGGCCAACACAGACCTGGGCCAAAAAATTTCACAAAGCACTGCAGCAGTGGCTATTCATACTGCATTGTCGGCTCCGGGTGCAGCACCTACACCTATACGTGCTGCTGCTTTAGAACCCAGTCCGGGACTGTTGATTTTGGATCCCAGTTTGAAAGAACCACGTGAGATCAAGTTAAACGCTGCCACTGTTAAAGATGCTACCAGTCTGCTCACACAGTACGGTGCAGCAATGGATCGTTTGTTTAATCCCGCTGAACTGCGAGCACGTAAGATCAGCGATTTTCCTATCTTGATTAAAACCTACATCAACAGCCGTGTTCGCGGTGGCAGCTATGACAACTTGATCGGCGGATTTGGCGATTGGGTCAAACAAAAAGCACCAGCAAAAGCACCACGCATATTTGAATGGGCTACTGAAAACAAGCAGGCAGTGGCAGCACTATTTCAAGCATTCTTAGAAATATCCAGCCTTAAGAATCAAGTGGTCCGTCAGTTAGATGCACAAGCACACGATGTACAGGCCAGCATCAACAACGAACCTGGACACGAAGGCTATGTGGGCAACGGTATGAAGTTTGTGGATCGCATGCGTTTTAGTGCTGCAAACTTTGCCAAAAATAATCCTGAATTAGGATAGGTACTGGCCGATTTCTGTCATTTGGTATAAATAAATGCAGGGACAAAACATTCCCACTTAACCAAGGAGCTTTAAAATGGCATTTTTTCCACCAGCAAATGGCGATGCACAACCGGTATTCGCATTAGACTTAGCAAACGGCCCACAACAAGGCCAAATCTCTTCAGCTGCACTAGTGCAGATGGCAGGTCCAAAACTGGACTTCTTCAGCGTTGTAGTTCAGAACGGTTCACAACAGAACATTGACTTGCAAAACCAGTTGGGTAACGTAACATCAGGCGTTTTCACACCAGGTGTTGTTGTTCAACTAAATCAAAGCATTCAAGAGACAGCCACCATTGCCATGTACCAGGTTGAAGCTGCTTCATCTGGTCTGATCAGCTACGCTGTATATCCAAGTGGTGCTTACACTGCTGCCACTCTGCAAGCTCAACTGCGTGCCTTGGGCAACATTCAGATCACAGCCAGCGATGGTACAGTGACTGGTGTCAACGTTACAGGTACAGACGTTGTAAACGTAGGTTTCAAACTAGCTACCAGCTAATTTCGAGTCAGTTTAGTATAGACCCAAGCCCCGGATTTATTTTGGGGCTTTCTTTTGACCATTAAATACCTATACTATGCAACCACTCAACCCAATTCCATTATGGCCTATCCTGATGTATGATTTTCAGTGGGACGACCACGATCAATATCGAGACGAGATTGCCCAGGTATGTTACGACCTCGAAGAGAAGAAACATGTCAGTAATGTAGCACCAGATGCCAAACGCGGCCTGTACGAAAGCGGATTTGACTTTGTATCTACAGATTCGCCTGCTGTGCTGGCATTCAGTCACTGGGCCAAACAGTGTATGTTTCGTGCTGCCGCCAATGCCAACAAGGCCTATTGGCCCCCAGGTATGAATGTCACAGTAGAGATACACGAATCCTGGTGCCACATCACACGTGATGGTGGCTATCATGACATGCATGCTCATCCTGGTAGTTCTTGGTCTGCTATCTATTACGTAGACACCGGAGACATGGGTGCTGCTGAAGATAAAAATGGTGTCAACAGATTTTACAACCCCAATAATTGTGCCTATGCAGATGCAGGAATGGCCTGGACCAATCGCAACACCAGCATTGACTTCAGAGCTGAACCTGGTATGATGGTTGTTTTCCCCAGTTGGCTACAACATTCTGCTGTGGTTTATCGCGGCACCAAGGATCGTATTGTGATTGCGTTGAATTGCAGAATTACTCGGTCTGATATGTCACAGGTGTCGATATCAACATGACTTTACGAATAAAATGCACCACACGCTTTGACATCACAGAAACTGGCATACGTAATCGTGTGTTCAGATCAAACATGCCATTCCGGGACAAAACTGGACGAACAATTGTAACACAAGCAGAATGGCAACAAGCTAGAAATCAACAAGCTAATTGGGAAACTGTGAATCAAGTGATCAGTTTGCGTACACTGCCTGAGCGTATATCAGCTCCGATGGCAGATTCTGCTGCTGCAACTTGGTCATTTGAATTTGACGTAGTTGACCCTGGTTCTATTGCTCATAACAACGACCCTGTGGGTTATCTAATAGCTGACTGCAACGGGGTTCCGATGATAACTGGACTTGGAGAATCTTCTGATAATGCTGCATTTTTATCCAGCCAAGACACAGCAGCCAATATTTGGTTTGATGTTGTTCAACAGATTGACCATAAATAATCTGTCTAAGGATACATTATGGTTGATACTACTGATATCGAAAAAAAGAGTTTGGAAGCACACGTGGAATTGTGTGCTGAACGTTATCGATTTCTAGAAAATAAGTTGGAGACAGTGGAAGCCACTGTCAGTAACGTCAATGAAATGGTTGTTGATATTCGAGACATGATGGATAAAATAGTAGACAAACGTAATAATCAGATAATCAACTGGGGCACTGCTATTATAGGCAGCCTAGTAGCTTCTATTGTGTACCTTGTGATGCAATACGTGATCAAATGAAAAAACAAGAAAAGATTCTACAAAAGCTACAACAAATTGTTGAGCCAGAATATAACCAGCTTAAATCTAATATGATTATAGCTCAAAACAATCAATATCATGTGTTTGATCGATATACTATAGAAAAATCTGCTGACAACACTTATTCAGTTGCAAGACAACGTTATGTAGACAAAATTTTCTCTACATTGCCAGTAGCCCTGAGTTGGTGTATTGCAGACAAGATTCGAAACAGTCGATTGGCTTATGCTTTACAAAATTTAGATCAAGAGCGTTTAAGAATTGCTGCAGATGTGTTTGTTAGAGAATCCTTGTTAAAACAAATAAAAGACCCTGAACGCAGAGAAATAACATATATTAAAATTACAGCCAAAAAACAAGGTCTTAGAGCTGTAGAAAATCGTCTTGCCAAATGTGTTAGTTTGGCTAAATACTATCAGATACGAGGATTCAACCGCGATGAAACTGCACGAACTAGACACACTCAAACAACAAGATAAAGCAGCACAAGTATTGGAACAACGATTGGGTCAATCCGTTTCGTTTTCAAATCTTAGTCTGCGTGAATCACGTCACATGCTACTGCGTGTACGTGGCTTAATTAACGAACACAGAGCCAGTGCTGCGTCACATTCAAGCGAACGTGATCCTGCTTATCTCAAGTTAATTATGCTGGAATCAGGACTTAAAGGTCGGCTGAAAGAAGGTGCACCTCCTACAGTATTACCTTCTGATCAGAAATACACACAAGCATTAAGCCGAGTATATGGTCAACAGATAGTAAATAATCCTAAGTTCTCTGACTTGCTTGCCAGATTAAAGCGAGCAACTCCAAATGAACGAGAATTAGATATTATTATCAAAACTGGTACATTACCAAATCATCTTGAAGAAATTGCTACTACTATGCCTGGGCAAGCACCTGTTGCCGGAACGATGCCTGCTACTGGCACTGTTGCAGCAAAGCCAGGACAACCAGTTGCTGCACCTGTAAATCTTAAAGATCCAAAACTTGTTGCTGCTACTAAAAAAGCACAATCGGGTCAAACACTGAATCCTCAGGAAAAAGAAATGATGGCTGCTGCTGGTGCTGCTGCTGTGGCTATGCAGAAAGAATCGCAACAAGCCCGCCGTAGACTGCGAGAAAGCGAAATACAACAGGCCCAGGTTGTGTTGGCTGCTCAAGATATGGTTGATCAAATCCAAAAAATGCTTGAGCAGATTTCTGCTATGCAGTTTAAAGATTTGCCAGCTCTGACAGATTCAATCAAGAACGACATGGGTGTTGATCAAGCCACTGCTTATCAATCAGCTGCTGCTGCCGCACTAACACAATTGTTGGCAGGTGTACAACAAGGCAAGACAGCCTTAGAAGGTGCACAAGGTACACTAACAGGCCAAGCTCCGGTGGTACCTGGTACAGAACCTGCTGCCGACATGGGCGCAGATTTAAATGCAGAACCGGATGTAGATGTAGATGTTGACGCAGAAATTACACCTGCTGACGACGAAGAACCAACACCGTTGGGTGCTCCTGAAACATTAGGTCGCGAACGCCGTGTTGCTGAGGCCGCCAAGAAAGGCAAGCCAGATTTCCTGGATCTTGACAAAGACGGCAACAAAAAAGAAACAATGAAATCGGCTGCGGCTGACAAAAAAGCAGGACCGAAGAAAGGTGTTAATCCTTTTGCCAAATCAAAATAATGCGATTAGTTGAGTTCGAAGTATCAAGCGTAAACACAGAAAAACTGGCTGCTTTAAGCCAGTTTCTGTTGTCTCGTACCGAAGATACCAATGCTAAGAAAACTATGCCGGTGTCAAGTTTTCTTGACCTAGCCAACAACATGGGTGTCGGCATCACAGATGACCAATTACGCAATCTTGTACAACAACCCCCACTTAGCGAAATAATTGCCAATATCGAAGGCGATGCTGAAACTGGCACAATTACATTTAAAGGTGCTGAAGAAGTAGCACCTAATATGAGCGTGGATCAAGCTCGTGACACAGTCGACACAATGGCCAAACGAGCACTAAACAAAAAAGGACTTTGATCATGTTAGAAACAATTTTCTGGTTATTACTGGGTGCATTTGTGGGCTGGAATTTCCCCCAGCCAGATTTTGCCAAAGCTATCCAAGCAAAGATACTGGGCCTTTTTAAGAAATCGTGAACCTTGTTTATATTCACGGTGCCAGTGCCACCGGGGATAGTTTCAATTACATTCGGCACCATCTCGACCACCCTGACGAAATTGTCATAGAATACGACAGCCAAAATGGATTTGATCGTAATTTAGCAGACATGAAAAATATTGTCAGTAACATTGACAACATTGTGTTTGTGTGCCACAGTCTCGGCGGCATCTATGCCCTGCACTTGGCCTCTGCTTTTCCAGATCATATATTGGGTGCTGTAACAATGAGTACACCTTACGGTGGAGCCGAGTCAGCAGACTATGCCAAATACTTTTTGCCATTTAACCGGTTGTTACGAGATATAGGACCCAACAGCGACCCAATGAAAACTGCCAGCCGTATTCAACTGCAGCATCCTTGGTTAAATGTAGTGACCACAAGAGGTGATAGTCCTTGGATAATGCAACCCAATGATGGCGTGGTTACTGTGAATAGCATGCGGCATAGATCTGAAATGCAGCTTCGGGAACTGTATATCAATCATTACGAAGTGGTAATGAGTCCCAAAACAGTTGATATCATCAAAGAGTTCGTGTATAATATTAAATAGTAATATAGAACCCAAGGAGGTCTATTATGAAACGTATATTTCTCGGTGTATTTTTAGCTGTCTTTCTTGTGGGCACCACACAAGCAGGTGGTTACGGCCGTGGCTACTATAACGGCTATAACAATGGCTATCGCAATAGTTACAATAATGCCTGGGCCTGGGGCGGAGCAGCCTTTTTGGGAGGAGCCATCATTGGTGGAGCACTCACATACGGAGCAAGACCTTATTATGCACCACCTCCTGTATACTATGCACCACCTCCTGTATACTATGCACCTCCGCCAGTATACTACACACCACCGCCGGCCACTTATGTAGATCCAAATCCGGCACCAGTGCTGTACTGGGATAGTGTTTGTCAGTGTTATAGATAAGGAAGCAAAATGGCATATTCAGACAAAGTATTAGATCATTACGAAAATCCTCGCAACGTAGGATCATTTGAAAAAGGTGACGACGACGTAGGCACAGGAATGGTAGGTGCACCCGCATGCGGTGATGTAATGAAACTACAAATCAAAGTCCTGGACGGAATTATTACAGATGCACGATTCAAAACATACGGCTGCGGCTCGGCCATTGCCAGTTCGTCATTGGTTACTGAATGGGTCAAAGGGCGAACTCTTGACGAAGCAGCGACAATTAGAAATACTGAAATCGCTCAAGAACTCGCACTCCCGCCGGTTAAGATACATTGCAGCATCCTTGCAGAAGATGCTATCCGAGCAGCCATAGCAGACTACAGAAACAAACATTAATGATATTACCAAATTTAGTATTGGTGATTCGTGCCAATTGCTGCTGGACAGAATCTGGTATTGATACATTATCTAGATGCCGTGATAAAAAAAGATTTCTCGAATATCCAGATCCGGTTGAATATTGTTACAACAGTCGCGGATTCCGTGATGTTGAATGGCCCGAAGATCTGCAATCTGCCATATGGTGTGTCGGCGACAGCTTTACTGCTGGCATTGGGTCAGCATATGAAAACATATGGCCACAGAAATTATCAGCTATAACTGGACGCAGAACAGTAAATGTTGCCATGGATGGAGCCAGTAATAATTGGATAGCTCAACGTGTAAAAGAAATTGCCAAGCATATCAACCCAGAAAATATAGTTGTCATGTGGAGTTCGGTTGAACGTAGAGAAAAGTCAGCTGATGAAAGCCGTAACAAATTCTTCCAAAAGTTTTACAACGATGTTAAGGATCCATCTTGGCCAAACTGCCCAACAGCAGATAAATTCAATACCTTACCATTAGCAATAAGACAAGAATTAGCAAAGGATCACACAATTGGACTGCATTTACGTATTTCTAAGGATCTTGAATCAATTGAAATTATTAACCTTGATGAACTCAGAATAGTGCAGCTCATAGCCGAGCAAAATGAGCATATGAGCAACTTTGAAAGTTGTGTAGAATTACTCAAAGATGTAAAATCAAACTTAATTTGTAGTTTTATTCCAGGCTTCGCAGAAGAACAATATCAAGCAGATTATGTCAAGGCATGTCGTTACGGACACATGTTGCCTATAATCAAGAAATTGGACCTGGCACGAGATGGCCATCATTTTGATAAAATAACTAGTCAGTGGGTGGCGGAGCAGATAGTGCCACTGTTGAAGTAAACTGGTCTTTATTGTCAGGTTGCCAAATTGGACGTTCTTTTTCGTTTGCTTTTTCTATATTTTCTTCTGTGATCAGTTGACCGATACCGGGATTATCTGTAATCCATCGATTATAAACATCTACACACTCATTGAAGTTTTTGATCATAAAACGTTTTTCTTTAAGAGTCTGCTTCTTAATAGGAACAGTTTCTACCATGATACCCAATTCAACCATGCGTTCAATAGACTTGTTAACTTGTAAGTAATTGCGATAATTATCTTTTAAAAAATCACGACGGTCCTGGGGTAAAAATTGAACTATACTTTTGATATCGGCTGTTATTAATCCGGTACCTGCTTTGGAATTAGAATTGTGTGTTAATTGTGTAAAACTTTCTGGCCGCTCTAATGCCAATGTGCCAATATCGCTGGCATAATAATGGCAGCGATTCCAGTCAGCAAAGTCTATGCCGTATGTGTCTTGCCAAGAAATCTTGGGTTGACCTGCAAATATAGGAAGATTAATAATGTATTTTTCGATGTCTTTGAGATGAGTATCATATTTGAAATACGAAGCCACGTTAAAGTGTGCGTCACACCATTCTAAATAGATTTTGTAATCAACTAAAGTTTTAACAATAACTTCTGGATCAATAGTTATTTGTTCTTTGTAAAGATTAATAAAAGTATTTATTTTTTCTTCAGCAGAATATACATTAATTTTTTTAGTTACAGTATTGATACCCCAGCTGAGTGCATGTTCAAAAACATTTTCTCTGCGACAGGATATAATAAAAAAGTTCTTGTTGAGATATTGATAGAATGGTATCTGTTCGGCCAATGTATCTTTTCTATTGCGTATATGGTAATGTGCAAGTCTGGAAGTTTTATAATGGTCGCAGCCGTCTAATGTGCGTACTATTTCTTCTAGACTTTGGTAGTATCCCCAGGGCTGTTCTGGTTTACCCAATATCTCTCTGTTGAAATCCGGACTGTAAAACTTGGTAATACCATTTGTAAGTTCGTGCAAATTGATTACCGGTCGATCATATTGGTGGAACTGCATGTAAACTGTAATCAGCCTTTGTAGTAAAGTACTGCCAACAGCATCTGGTGTTAAAATAAGTACGTTCATGCGGGTATTTAAGTAAATATTGACACAGTTCAAATTATCTGCTACAATAATCTAATAGAGGAAATCACATGGCAAAACGTATTTTAATCATGGGCCTGCCCGGTTCTGGTAAAACAACAATGGCGACAGCACTTAAAAATCACATTGAAGACATCAAACATGAAGGTTATGGAATCACAGTCGAGTGGTTCAATGCCGACGAGATTAGAAAAAAATTCAACGATTGGGACTTTAGTGAAGCAGGTCGCATTCGTCAGAGTCTGCGTATGGATGATTTGGCTGCAAAATCCATAGCAGACTATGTAATCTGCGACTTTGTGGCACCATTGGTAGAAATGCGTAACAATTTCAAAGCTGATTGGACCATTTGGATGGATACAATTGAAAAAGGACGTTATGAGGATACCAATAAAGCATTTGTAGCTCCTACATTATATGACTTTCGCATCACAGAACAAGATGCTGCCAAGTGGTCGGTGTTTGTAGCCGATCATATTTTAGCTGATCAACGCCGTCCTGTGTTTGACTGGCGTAAGGAAACAGTGCAAATGTTGGGTCGGTGGCAACCATGGCATACTGGACATCGTGCCTTGTTTGAGCGTTTGTTGCAGCGTACAGGACAAGTTATTATTCAAATCCGCGATGTGCAAGGTTGGCAAGGCAGCAATCCATTTGGTCTAGAGGAAGTTAAAGAATTCATACGTAGAGATCTAGATCCGTTGTACCAAGGCCAATATGATATTCAAATTGTACCCAACATTGTACACATTGGCTGGGGGCGTGGCGTGGGATACACATCAGGTGAAGAGACATTTGACGAATCGATTACCAAGATTTCCGGTACTGATATCCGTCGACAGATGGGCTTAAAATGAATAAGTACTATATAAGATATAACACCAAACATGGAGAAGGTGATCTAGTATGGCGTGTCTTTGAAAACGGATCAGAATTTTTGGTACGCAATATTGACATTCGAGTTCCAGTGTTGGGTGAGTCTACCACGGAAGGTGATGTTGTAAAATGGAATATCGCCTGTAATGGTAGTATGGACATAATCGACGGAGTCGCAATAATATCATGATTACCATAACTGAAACAGCAGCAAAGAAGATTGTCAGCAATATAGCCCGACGTGGGCAGGGAGTGGGCATTAAGGTGGGGGTAAAGACCACTGGCTGTTCTGGTCTTGCGTATGTGTTAGAATATCTGGACGAAGCACCATGCACATGGGACTGGACAGAGCACGAAAAAGACGGAGCCAGAGTTTGGATAAATGCCAAGGATCTAGCATACATCGACGGACTCGAAATTGATTATGTCCGTAAAGGTCTTAACGAAGGCTTTGATTTTATCAATCCCAAGGAAGCAGCCCGTTGCGGTTGCGGAGAAAGCTTTACAATCTAATGATAACACAACGATACAGCTATATACCCATCGACAGAACTACTGTGGATGGCAAAAGACATTACTGTTTGCCCGATGGAAAAAAAGTACCCAGTGTAACAACAATCCTAGATCGGACCAAGCCACAGGAAGCCAGAGATGCACTGGCAAACTGGCGAAAGAATGTAGGCGAACAACGTGCTCAACAAATCACTACAGAAGCAGCCAACAGAGGCACACGCATGCATGCCTACTTGGAAACTTATGTGATGATGGACGAAATGAAGCCTTTGCCTGGCAACCCATTTGCACATCCTAGTTGGTTTATGGCTGCTGAGATTATTTTGCAAGGGCTAGTAAATGCTAACGAATTCTGGGGTACAGAAGTTCCTGTGTATTATAGTGGGTTATATGCAGGCACCACAGACTTGGTGGGCAAGTGGAAGGATCAACCTGCCATCATGGATTTCAAGCAAAGCAACAAGGTCAAGAAGCGTGAGTACATCACTGACTACTTCTTGCAGCTGGCAGCATACGCACAAGCTCACAACGAAATGCACGGAACAGACATCAACACCGGCGTTATTTTAATGGCTGTGCAGCCCAAACTGTTGGAAGATCACACTTACACCACGCCTCAGTATATGGAATTTGTTATTGAAGGCGACGAATTTAAGTACTGGTCAAACGAATGGACCAAACGAGTTGAGCTATACTATCTAACAGCATAAATACCTAATCAAATAGGTATACGTAAATGGCCATTGTACAAATCTCAAGAATTACCAACCGCAAAGGTTTAATAGAAAACCTGCCGCAGTTGGCTGGTGCCGAATTAGGGTGGGCAATTGATACTCGCCAACTGTTTATTGGAAACGGAACACTCGAAGAAGGTGCGCCGGTTATCGGTAACACAGAAATTTTAACACAATTTTCCGACATTACTGCACTTAGTAACTATACTTACAAAGATATTGCTGTAGGGTATGCTGCTCAAACAGGTCCTACATCTAGTGATCCAATAGTACGTACAGTACAAGCCAAACTAGACGATTTTGCAGATGTTAGAGATTTTGGGGCAGTCGGCGATGGATCCGCTGATGATACTGAAGCAATTAATCGTGCCTTATATCAATTGTATTGTGTCGAAACTAACACTCAAATTCGCCGTTCCTTATATTTTCCGGCTGGTACATATAGAATTACAGAAAGTTTAATAATTCCCACCTATGCAAAACTTGTTGGGGAAGGTGCTGACTGTACTATTATACAATTAGATACAAGTAGTGATATTTCCAGTTTAAGTGCTTACGTAGCAAGATATGGTGATAGTTTACAGCAAACAGGTGTTAACATTGGTAGCAATGGAGCAACTGCCCCTCGTAATATCGAAATTAGTTCAATGACATTCGGAACTGTGGAAATTACTGACGTATTTTTAGTCGAAAATGCCACACAATGTTATTTTGATAGTGTAAATTTTGTCGGGCCATTAACCACAAGTAGTATAACTGCTGACCCTGCTAGCGATGACATAGCTGGTGTAAGATTTGCCAGCACAGCCAGCTTAGTGTGTAATCAAATTACATTCGACAAATGTAGATTTGCAGGCCTGAATTATGGCATCAACACAGACCAAGAAATTAATTCGATTACTGTAAGCAACAGTAAATTTGAAATTTTATATCAAGGTATCACATTAGGAACCAGTACTCCTGTAAATGGCGGTGCCACTGGATTTCGAGCAGTCCATAATATGTTTGATTTGGTATATGCCCAAGGCATAGTTTACGACTTAGTCGATCTTAATGTCACAGCTTATAACGTATTCTATGACGTAGGCAATAACTATACTAGCAATCCTGTAGTTGCTGTCATTGAATTTGGCAACGATAACAACGCCAGTATATCTGATATGTTTGAACGCAGTAACGACGAAGCTAATGCAGTTTCTCGTGTATTGGTAACTGGTGCAAGCACCACTACCGGCACACAGATACAGATAGGACGGTATGCTCGAGAAAACGGCAGAACACAATCTTTAGGTAACAATCAATCTAATCAGACTATTTTTACAACTGATACTGCAACTATAAAAGCATTTCAAATGACATATACTATTCAAAGAGACATTGCTATAAGATTCGGAACACTTATAGTGACAGCACAAAATTCTGATGATAGTAGTTTGACGCTGGCATACGCAGATGATTTTACAGAAAACATAGACACCGGAATTACTTTAGCAGTATCTCAATCAAGCAATGTGATTACAGTGAAATATTCAAGTACAAATACTGGACTAATTGGTACACTTACTTACTCACTTTCATATCTGTCTTAAATGTGGGAAGCCCTGTATCAAGATAGGCTTACCGACTGGCACAAACTAAGACAAGCCGCTAATACATTAAACCAGCAAGATCAATTGCTTTCCATTAATAATTGGTGGTTTTGTGCCCCTATAATTAACAGGGTTATTACATGGGATGATCCCGCCAAGTGGCCAGCTCCTTGGGAATTATTAAACAATAAAGGTTATTGTGAGCTTGCTAGAGCACTAGGTATAGTGTATACTATAATGCTAGTAGATAATAGAACCTACACAAATTTAAAAATAATACAGACTGAAAAAGACAATTTAGTCCTGGTTGATGACGGGAAATATATATTGAATTGGGCACCAGGCGAGATGTTAAATACCCACTCAGCACCAATACCCACTGTTAAGAACATGATCGACAGTTCTAAATTAGAAAGTTTTTTACAATAAGCGACAAATGACAATTCAAGTACAAAAAAGAAGCGGTAATCGTGAGCCTTTGAATATCGACAAATGGCAATCGCAAATTACCAAAGTTTGCAATGGTATAGCAGATGTAAGTCAAAGCATGATCGAAATCAAAAGTCAACCACACTTTTACGACGGGATTACCACAAAAGAAATTGATGAAATTACCTTACGTGCCATTGTTGATTTGATAGACGTAGAATCAAATCCTGACGTAGGCAACACCAATTATCAATACGTAGCAGGTAAGCAACGCTTATCGATGTTGCGTAAAGACGTATATGGCTCTTATGAGCCTCCGTGTCTGTATGAAATTGTTTGCAAAAACGTGGCAGCAGGCGTATACACTAGTGAACTGCTGACTTGGTACACAGAGGATGATTGGAATCGCCTGGATGATATAATTGATCATGAAAAAGATGAACAGTACGGCTATGCTGCTATTGAACAGTTAATCGAAAAGTATCTAGTACGCAATCGCACCACTCGAGAAACATACGAAACTCCACAAGTACGTTACATAGTTGCAGCGGCCACTGTGTTTCACAAAGAAGAGCCTAATTCGGCTCGTATAAAATATATCAAAGAATATTACAATGCCGCAAGCGACGGCCTCTTTACTCTTGCTACTCCTGTACTTGCTGGTCTTGGCACTCCAACTAAACAGTTTAGTAGTTGTGTGCTTATTCGCAGTGACGATAATCTCGATAGCATCTTTGCATCCGGAGAAATGATGGCCAAGTATGCGGCCAAACGTGCCGGTATTGGCTTAGAGATTGGCCGCCTACGCCCGTTAGGCGCACCCATACGCGGCGGTGAGATCATGCACACCGGCATGATTCCATTCTTAAAGAAATGGTTTGGTGACTTGCGTAGTTGTAGCCAAGGTGGTATTCGCAATGCATCGGCTACTGTATTCTATCCCATATGGCATTACCAGTTTGATGACCTTATTGTGCTTAAAAACAATCAAGGTACAGAAGAGACCCGTGTACGCTTTATGGATTACGGTGTTGTACTTTCTGCACTCTTCTGGAGACGCTTTAAGAACAAAGAGAATATTACATTCTTTGATCCCAATGAAGTGCCTGATCTACATCAAGCTTTCTATAGCAATACAGCTAAGTTTGAAGAACTGTATGTCAAATACGAAAAGCGTAAAGACCTACGAAAGAAAACAATGAGTGCCGAAGAAGTATTCAAGTCGGGACTGTTGAAAGAACGCACAGACACAGGTCGTATCTATCTTGTGTTTATCGACAACGTACAGAGTCAAGGTCCATTTGACCCTGAATTCCATACAATTTTCCAAAGCAACTTGTGCTGTGAGATTCTATTGCCCACAGTGCCATTCCAACGCTTAGACGACGATGAAGGTCGCATTGCATTGTGTACACTGGGATCGTTAAACTGGGGTGCGTTTCGTAATCCTGAAGACATGCGACGTGCTGCACGTATTTTACATCGTAGCTTAAACAACATCTTGGACTATCAAGATTTCTTGAGTATTCAAAGTAAGTTAAGCAATGATGAGATTCGTCCCATTGGCATTGGTATTACTAATTTGGCATATTGGCACGCCAAACGTGGACTCAAGTATGGCGAGAAAGAAGCACTGACTGAAGTCAAATCGTGGATGGAGCATCAAGCTTTCTATCTAACTGAAGCTAGTGTTGAACTGGCTCGAGAACGTGGACCATGCCTACACAGTGATCGTACACGCTACGGACAAGGCACATTCCCTTGGGAACTACGTGCTGCGGGCGTTAACGAACTTGCTGACTTTACACCTGAACTTGATTGGGAAACTCTACGTGCCCAAATGAAAGAGTACGGTGTACGCAATGCCACACAAATGGCTATTGCCCCTGTTGAATCCAGTTCAGTTGTGATCAACTCAACCAACGGCATTGAACTGCCCATGAGCTTGATCACAGTCAAGGAATCAAAAGCCGGATCGTTAGTACAGGTAGTTCCAGAATATCAAAAGCTCAAAAACAAATATCAGTTGATGTGGGAACAGCGTGACTGCGATGGTTACTTGAAGACAGCGTCTGTGTTGGCAGCGTATGTAGATCAAAGTATCTCAACTAACACATTCTACAATCCTGCGCACTTTGCAGATCGTAAAGTGCCCACAACATTGATTGCCAAGAACTTGATGCAGGCACATCACTGGGGTCTTAAGACTTTCTACTACAGCCTGATCAACAAACAAGGATCTAAAGCTGTTGCAGAAGAGGCTCCTACTATGTTAGAAGCAATTGATTTTGATGATGCAGAAGATTGTGAGGCCTGTAAACTATAATGTTAGAAACTATTTGCGACATCATGATAGACGCTTACAAGCGTAATTGGATCACTAGCCGAGACGGCAATGTTAGTATTCGTCACCACGGCCGAGATCATTTCTACGTTACACCCAGTGGTGTGCGTAAACAAACTCTGCAACCTGATCAGTTTAAGAAGATCGGATTTGGCAGTGATAGTGGTGCTGTTGAGTTACCTTACACCGACATCAGTGCTAATCTGAGACCAAGTGGTGAATTACCCATGCACTTTGGCCTGCAGACCAAAATTGATACCGAAGTGCGAGTAATCATGCACTTTCATCCCACGTATACCACCGCAGCTATGTATGCAGGTATTGATCTACCCAATCTACTCAATGAATTTCCAGAATTGAGTCGATATACCTCAGTGGGTCCAACGGTGGGTATTATACCGCCCATTACACAAGACCTAGCCGATGCATGTATCGAGAATATTGGATTCAATGCAGATACCGGTGAGATCAAGTACAATATTATTGGCATGGACAGACACGGAGTAGTTGCTGTTGACACAAGTCCCTGGCGTGCTTATGAACATATTGAGAGACTAGAGCACATTTGCAAGATTGTATTGGCTAGTGGAAAATATTAAATTTGCCTGGTGGCCCACTAGAGTGACCAGTGGGCGACTAATATGGTTAACGAGGTATTGGCACCATCGTAGTCTATACGATAAAAACACAGGTCGTCCACCATTGAATAATTTGTATTTTCAATGGACAGAAACCGCCCAAGAGAGAACTTGGAGATTATTAAAAGAAACAGTAGTCTAAATATGATTTATATAGATGACAAAGACGTTTGGCCAAAACTTAGTGTAGACGATCTGTGGGTCTATGACAAATTGATTCTGGCAAAAAAATTAGGACATCAAGCTGCACCGGCAGGAGTTCCAGTGCCCACTGCCGGTTGGTATGTGGTACGTCCCATTACCAATTTACGCATGATGAGCCGCGGAGCAGAGAAAATTTGGCTCACTCCCGATGATGTAGATCTTGTGCCCGACGGATTTTTCTGGACAGAGTATTTTGAAGGACGTCACATCTCGGTGGATTTCCACCATGGTATCGGGGTATTGGCAGTAGAAGGATTTAGAAACAGCAACAGACTGGATAGATTCTGTAGATGGGAAAAAATACATAACACATATCAGTTTCCTGCGGTGCTGGGCAACATGTATCTAAGACAACCCTGGATCAACATAGAATATGTGGGGTCAAAAATCATCGAACTTCACATGCGTTGGAATGACGATTTCAGTAATCACACCAGCGATGTTATATATCCAGTCTGGCAGGATGATCCTATTCCGCAACCTGAAAATACCACTTGGTATCACAGTCCAGCAGGTGATAGACTGGGATTTTGGATATCACATAAATAGTTTTTATGAAGATCAAAGATATATTAACAGAATCCAGTAACCTGTTGTCCAAATGGCGCAACGACGAACCAGTGGCATTTGTCAAAAGCCTTACTAAGAAATTGGGACAGCCTGATGAACTCACAGCTAATCGTGCTGTATGGTACGATCAAGATGGTTTTAAACGCATAGAAGTTCTGGACGAATATATCCTGCACTGCTGTCCAGCACCGCATTATGATTTTGTGTACAGTACCATAGATCTGCATGTGCCAACGAAGTTTGTGCGAGTACTGGCAGAGTCGTCTGAAAGCATCTTGATAGACCTGCTGAAAAACGAAGTATCTGCTCGCTGTGCCACACTCAGTGCCAATGCAGTGACCTTAAACTATGTGTTGGATGTGGTTTCGGGACGAGTGCAAGGATCAAAAGAAGAATACGAGCGTCGCATTAAACAACTGTACAAGAACAAGTTGAATCCAGATCCCGAATGGTGGCCGGATGTTACAAAAGAAGTTAGAAAAAAATAATCAAAAGTAAAAGTGTTTGACAAACTAAACACACCATGTTAAAATAGACTTTTAACATTAGAACTCCTAATCTTCTGGAAATCATGCAACAATCACAATTATGTCAAAGAAATAAACTATGAGCACAGCACAATACAATTTAAAAACAAAAACAGATTACTTGAATCGCAAGATGTTTCTGGATCCAGCAGGCCCAGTTACTATACAACGCTTTGAAGAAGTCAAGTACAACAAGATTGCCAACTTTGAAACTACAGCACGTGGTTTCTTTTGGGTACCTGAAGAGATTAGCCTAACCAAGGATGCCGGCGACTTCAAAGATGCCAGCGATGCTGTCAAGCACATCTTCACCAGCAACCTGTTACGCCAAACTGCCTTAGACAGCTTGCAAGGACGTGGTCCTGCACAGGTGTTTACACCTTGTGTGAGTTTGCCCGAACTAGAAGCCCTGATGTATAACTGGAGCTTCTTTGAAACAAACATCCATAGTCGTAGCTACAGTCATATCATTCGCAACATCTACAACGTGCCCAAAGATGTATTCAACACTATTCACGACACCGAAGAGATTGTTGGTATGGCCGCTAGTGTTGGCCGGTATTATGACGAACTCCATGTAATCAACTGTCGTAAAGAACTTAATCCTGACAGTGTTACTGAGAAAGAACACATCAAAGCAATATGGTTAGCCTTGCACGCCAGCTATGCACTTGAAGCCTTCCGCTTTATGGTCAGCTTTGCTACCAGTTTAGCAATGGTTGAAAATCGTATCTTCATCGGCAATGGCAACATCATCAGTTTGATACTGCAAGACGAGTTATTGCATAAAGGCTGGACTGCTTTCTTGATCAATCAGGTGGTCAAAGAAGATCCTCGCTTTGCAGAGGTCAAGGCCGATTGTGAAGAAGAAGTTTACGAAGTTTACCGAGATGTCATTCGTGAAGAAAAGGCCTGGGCCACTTACTTGTTTAAGAAAGGTCCTGTGATTGGTCTCAACGCCAACATCTTAATGGACTTTGTGGACTACACAGCAGTAGACGCACTCAAGCAGATTGGCATCAAGTATCAAGGCACAGCACCACGCACCACACCGATTCCTTGGTTCAACAAGCACACTGACATACACAAGAAACAATCGGCATTACAGGAAACTGAATCAACGAACTATGTTATTGGTGTAATGAGCGATGATCTTGACTATGATCAATTACCGTCACTATAAGGAGAAAAAATGACACTGACAGTATACACCAAAGACAATTGTCCGTTTTGCGATCGAGCCAAAACGCTTTTAGAAAGTCGCGGGATAGCGTATAATACTATTAACTTGGAACAGCAACCAGATGCTCGCGAGTTTTTAGTGAATCAAGGCCTGCGTAGTGTTCCCCAAATTTTCAATGACACAACACTATTGCAGGGCGGTTATCAAGGACTAGCAGCACAACCTGAAGAATTTTGGACCCAACTTAAAGGATAATGATGAACGAAGGCGAAATTAACACAATCAAACTTACTTCTGGCGAAGAAGTTGTGGCAAAAATTATGAAGATTGACGACGGTATGTTAGTTGTTAAACAACCAGTCAGTATTGGGCCTGGCCCAAACGGCGGTCCTCCGATGCTGATGCCCAGCATGTTTACCGCCGAAATGGGCCAGGATGTAATCCTATATGCTTCGGCAATTTCTATGATTGCCCCCACAAGAGAAGATGTTAAAGTTTCTTATATTAAAGCAACAACCGGCATTGATGTGCCGGCCAAGAAACAAATTATTACAGGTTAAGGATTCCGCTTAAACAGGAAAAACAATCTGTCTTGATCCTGTTTAAGTGTTTCGAGAGTCAAGTTGTACTTCTTGGCCAACTCATACGCAACATCAAAGGACCATGGAAATATATCAACCCATGGTCCATTTTTGTGACTGTGTCCAGGATTGCAACGCATCCACAAATGCCCGTTGGGAGCCAGCAGGTTAACAGTGGCAGCAAATCGTATTTCGATATCCTCCCTGCTGTTAAAGTTAATTGATCCTAATGCAATAACATGATCATAACTGGCTGGCTCTACATGATAATCCAAAATATCCACTTGGAAATCAGCACAGTTGTTGTAAGGATCAATACCTATTAGATTAGGAATACGCCCTTTAAATGGGTTGTATCCGCAACCCACATCCAACACTCGTTTTGGATTAGCACGGCAGATTTCTTCTGCAATACGGTATCCTGTCCATTGATATTGTTCAGTTCTGGGTTTCCAAATCTCACCAAAGAACCACAACAAATAACGTACATCGGTACGCTCTACCAAATCCGCAACAGTGCCTTCTATTTCCACAGGTACATTAAATGTAGAACTTAGTTCTTGCTGAAACTTTAGTTTACGTGCCGGAGTCCAGGGTAAATCTCTTAAATCCGTATCAGCACCGAACGCTGTACGAATTTCTTTATATTTTGGTAAATGAAAGGTATCTTGCATTTTTTCTAAGATATGATTAAAAATTTTGTTATTCATAAGTTTTTTTGTCAAAAAGGTAAATAAAAGTACAAACTGCAAAAAAATTTGCCAATTTGTGTAATATCAACTATATATATCATTAATCTCGCAAAGGAAATAATAATGAAACGTTTTATCACCGCAATTGTGTTGGCTGCAATGGCCACTGCTGCCGTCCCTGCACAAGCATGGGAGCCAACAAAACCAGTCACTGTAATAGTAGGAAACACTCCGGGTGCTGGTAACGAAATTGCATTTAGAAAACTAGCAGAAATTGTACAACGTACAAATCCCAAGTTTATATTTGTTGTGCAGAACATTCCAGGTGCAGACAGTGTGGTTGCACAAAACAGATTCTTAGATGCAGCCCCAGATGGATACACTGTCAATTTACCCAGTCACATGAGTACCTATGTCACCAATGACATATGGCAAAAAGACATTAAAAAATTCAACTATGATTCTTTTACAGATGTGCTGACTATGGGTAAAAGTCCCTTGGTATTGGTTGCTAGTCCAAAAAGCATGATCAATACTCCGGAAGACTTTATAACATTGATTGCTAAAACTAATAAACCAGTTAATATAGCAACAGGTGGTGGAGCCCACAGAACTGCATTTGAATACCTGATGTTCCGCGGACAAGGTAACAAGGATCTTGTGAAACCCATTAGATTCAATGGTCCTATGCCAGCTGTTACTAGTGTGGCCACATTTGATCTCAAAGGTGGTACAGAATTTGGAATCATGCCTATTGCTGTAGCTAAACCCTTGATCGACGCTGGCAAAGTAAAGGCCATTGGATTTACTGGCACAAGAAAAATGGAACAATATCCCAAGGTACCTCTGTTGAACACTGTTGCCCCAGGCATCAATGTATACGCAGCTTGGTCACTGCAATTGCCCCCAAAAACTCCTGCAGATATTGTCAAATGGTATCAACAAGAATTTTCTAAAGCAGTGTTATCTAAAGAATACACAGAATGGGCCAACAATCAGGTTGTGTTTATTGAGGAAGCAGAACTTGTACCTGCAGGCCTACGTCAACACATGAATGATCTTAGGTCTACATTTTTGCCAGTACTCCAGACAATTGATTTAAGTAAAGAATGAAATATATTTTTATGGCAGGTGCACCAGGATCCAAGTGGTCCAGTGTGAGCAAAAACATTTACTTTAGTCCTAGCATTGATCGTAGTGATGCTAGTCCTAAACGTGAGTACTGGCACGATGCGTCGGGTACTAATCAACTAATGCATATGGGTGCATACTTTGATCCTGGCATGGAGTTTGGTGATTTTTTTGATCGATTATCAGATTATAGTAAAGAAGAATGCGAAGCAGAATTTGATCGTCCGTTCTCTGGAGAAGGTGTACGTATCATCAAGAGTCATGTGTTTGCACATCATATTGACTTTTTGAAGCAGACTTGGCCTGACTGTCCTGTCATTCTTGTACATCGCAACAACGATGCTTGTCTAGGTTGGTGGGTCAAGTGCGGACATTTCGGCATTACCTATCCTACATACAATGAATACTATCGTGATTTAAAACACATGGCTGAAATTATTGCAAACCAAAACAGAGATATATTAGCAGCGTGGCAGCAAAGCTATTTCCTGCAGAACAATCTGGTATTGGCGCAAACCTTGCGAATTAAACCTCCGCCAGCAGAATACTATCAAGACTATAATGCCCAAGATATAGGAGTAACAGTATTATGAACAGCAGTTGGGATAAAAGCAAGTTGATCAGTAACTATCACTTTGATAATAAAACATTTGATCCAACAGTAGACCGCGTGATTGAACTAGGCAACATTGTGCCTAATTGGACAGAAGATTTGCCTGATATCATTGAGCGTAGTCGTCCGGCTACCTGGGCAACTCGCGGCTACAAGGGCGAAGGTATAGAAGCTCCTCCTGCAGAATTAGCTACGGAAGAATACGATCTGGAACGTGCCGGTTATGACCGCAATACAGTTATTACGCACCTTAACTGGGCCATGCCTGATAGTTTACAACGTGTCAGTGACTTTTTTGGATTAGCTGATTGCATGAATCGCATACATATACAAATGCCAGGTGAGTTGTGGAACTTACACATAGACAAACTGTACAAATGGTGTCCGGAGAATCCAGAACGTGTGATGCGTATTATGATTCAATTAACTGATTGGCAACCTGGTCAATTTTGGGAGTACGGCACATATCACCACAACCGTTGGTCTGCTGGCGAAGTCACTACATTTGATTGGGCTAATTTGCCTCATAGTACAGCAAATGCTGGTCATCACCCCCGCGTGACATTACAGATAACTGGTGTCATTACAGATACTACAACTCTAGCATTGGAAAAATTAGCTAATGACTCAATTATTAATATTGACCGGTCCGCAAGGGTCAGGTAATCATTTATTCAGTAAGATATTTGCTCAGCATCCAGATGTAAATGCCTGGACAGCCCTCAACAATGCTGTCTGGGTAGGGCACGATCAAGAGCCGTTTGCTGCCATGTGGAAAGATCCCGCACTGGCACAAACTTACAATTGGGCATCTCACAAGTATCATGTAACCAGCATAAGTTGTCCTTATCGAGATCACGGTGTCGATGCTTGGCCCAAATACGAAAGTTTTATACAATC